CTAAGCGCCGGCCTCGCCCTCGCCGGCCTCCTCTGGAGCGCAGCTCAAAAAGTAGCCGCCCAATTCGAACTCGACCTCTCCCGCAAACTCCTGGCGCAACCCCTCCCACCCCAACCCGCCCCTGGCAAACCCTGACTTGAACTTACAGAACGCCCTGAGCCTGTCGAAGCGGCGCCCCTCCCCACAATGACCACCAACTTCCCACCCTCTCTCGCCTTCGTCCTCCGTCACGAGTGCGCCTACGCCCCCGGCCACGATGGCGATCTCGCCTTTGTGATTCCCGAGAATGTCCCCGGGGACACCGGCGGATGCACAAAATTTGGAATAGATGCTGCCGATCACCCTGGCGTTGATATCCCAAATCTTACGCTCGATCAGGCTGCGGCCATCTATCGCGATGGCGAATGGGCCCAATGCCAGTGCGACGATCTCCCCTCCGGCATCGATACCGCCGTCTTCGATTGTGCGGTAAATAACGGCGTCCATATCTCCGGGCTCCTCCTCCAGCGCGCCATTGCCGAGTGCGGCATCCCCATCACCGTCGATGGCCTTATCGGCCCGGCAACCCTCTCCCTCGTCGCCGCCGCCTGCCAGGTCGCCCGCCCGGCTCTCACAGACCATCTCCTCGATCTTCGCCGCCGTCATTACCAGGCCATCGTCCTCCTCCATCCGGGCGATGCCGGGTTCCTCAACGGATGGCTCAATCGCGTCAACGATCTCGAACAATTCCTCGCCTCCTCTTCGCCCGCACTTACGGCATGAATCAACCATCCTACAGCACTCTTCCGGCTACGCCGGAGCCGCATCTCCTCGAAGCCCTCAGGCTCGAGGCCGTCACCTGTTGCGTCGGTTTCGACGACTTACTCGATGTCACCCTCGCCCTCAATCATCCACACCTGGATACCATGATCGTCGTAACTTCCCACGCCGATCTCCTCACCCAGGCCGTCGCGAGAAAACATGGCGCTATCTGCGTCCAGACCGACTTATTCGGCAAGAATGGCCGCAACTTCAACAAAGGCGCAGCCATTAACGCAGGCTTCTCCCGCTTCCAATACCACGGCTGGCGCCTCCATCTCGATGCCGATATCGCCCTTCCCGATAACTTCCGCCGGATACTATTCAATCATACCGCCCTCGATCGCAATTGTATCTACGGCGCCGATAGGGTCGATGTTATCGGCCTCGATGCCTTGCACGAAAGCCGCTCCGGCGCGCCGCAGCACTCGCACGGCTTCATGGTCGCCCCGCGCCCAAATCATCCCCTCTCGGCACGCTATGTCGATACCTTGCGCGGCTATGTCCCCATAGGCTTCTTCCAGCTCTGGCATTCCACCACGCAAAAGGATTACCCGTGGTCGCTCGGCACCGCCGCGCATGACGACGTGATGTTTGCAGAGCAATGGCCTTCGTCCTGCCGCCGCCATCTCCCAACCATCATCTGCCAGCACCTCTGCGCCCACGCGCCGAGCCTTGGAGAAAACTGGGATGGCGCGCGGCGGCAGGCGCGCATTACCCCCCCCGGGACCGCCAATCTCCAGATTGGCATCTACCCCCCAGCCGGAGGCCCAACTCAATGATCCTCGCCGAACTCAACCTCGAAAACGCCGGCCCATTCCTCACCGTCGGCGTCGGACTTATCGTCCTCTTCGGCTGTCTAGGCCTCATCCTCCGCGTCGCAAACGATGCCCGCACATTCTTCGGCCGCAAACCTCCCCTGGACACCGACGTCCGCAAGATCGAAGCCCGCGTCGCCCGCCTCGAAGTAGTCATGGAGCGCCTCGCCACCAAGGAAGCCCTTGGCCAGCTCGAACGCGATTTCGCCAGGACCCTCGACGACAAGTTCCAGACCCTCGACGCCAAGCGCAGCAAGGACACATCCGACCTCCACAAGCACGTCGAATCCACCGCCGCCAATTTCCACAAGCGCCTCAACGATGTCTCCGCCTCCCTGGGCGACCAAATCCGCCGCCTCCCCACCGACATCTTCCAAATGCTCAAAAACGCCAGCGGCATCACCGGCAACTAAATCCCCTATCTGCCAACCATATAAGACGCCTCACCCCGCTCATAAGTCCTATAGGTCCCATTAGTCCCATTAGTCCCATTCTCCAGCAATCAAACCATCTCCCAATGCGCGCCACTAACATTCGCCGGTCCATCCTCGACATCCTCGAACGTTGCCAGCCCTTCGCCCTCCCCGAGTCGCAACTTACCGTCGAATTAAACGCCGCCATCCGCCCTCCCGCCGGCAACGCCGAGTTCGACGAGGAAATGCTCTTCCTCCAGACCCGCGGCTTCATCACCAACGTCCCAGACCCCTTGGACGATCAATTAGTCAAGTGGGCCATCACCGAAGCCGGCTCCGCAATGCTCCGCAGGTAACTTATGGATTACCGAAAGCCACATCCCAGGGCCCGCCTCAACCTGCTCACCCCCGAGCAGCGCGACCGCGTCTATTTGCATTGCGACACAGTCTCCATCAAGGAAGGCGTCCTCTGGCTCAAGGCCGAATTCAATCTCGATATCAGCACGACCGCATTGTGTCGCTGGCTTCGAAAGGAACGCGCCGGCAAATCCATGGCCGACCGAATGGAAAGCCTCCTCCTCTCAAGGGAGAAAGCCGCAATTATGCGCAAAATTCACAGTGGCGCTACCGAGATGACTGTCGCCAACAGCGTCCTCATCTCCCAGGCGGTCTTTGAGGAAATGCAAAAAGACCCATCCGGGCGGGATCAGAAAAAAATGGTTGAACTAATGCGCCTCTGCCTCACCGCCAGGGACCAGGAACTTAGGGAAAAGAAACTTTCACTCGAGCAAAACCGCTTCCGGTCGAATTCCTCGAAGGTCAATCCGGCGCACCGCAAGCAATCGGATAAACCCGAGATAACTCCCGAGGAAGAACGCGAAAAGGTCGAAAGAGCCATGCTCAGGGTCTTCGGCCCGGAGCCTGACCGTTTTATCGATCCGCCGGAAAAGGAGGGTCTCTAATGTTTCGCAATGCCTTTCGTTATGCGGAATGGCGGCCCGGCCAGGGCCCCGCCAAGGACTCACTCCTTCTCCCGTTCAGGCCCTATCAGGATTCCATCTACTGGTCCACCGATGGCATGCTCGTCCTCCATTGGAGCCGTCAGATTGGAAAGAGCTTCATTCTCGCTGCATGGGCGATCCGCCGCCTTATCCGCACTCCCGGCCGTCTCGTCACTGTCCTCAGTAACAGCGTCTCAAACGGCACGGAGTTTATCCTCAAGGCCGCTGAGGTCTGCGACAAGATGCGCGTTGCGTTTGAAGGCGAAGACCTCTCCCCGGATGGCCGCATCGAGAACATGCGCGTGGAAATTCGCATCAAGCTCAACAGGAAATTCAGCCGTCTTATTGTACTTCCCGCCAATCCCCGCACCGCCCGCGGGTTCTCCGGCGATCTTATCCTCGATGAATTCGCCTTTCACGAAGATAGCACCGCCATCTGGGACGCCGCCGAGCCCATCATCTCAAGCCATCCCGATTACTGCTGCCGCATCGCCAGCACAGGCAATGGCCGCTTCAACATGTTCTACCGCATGGCGAATGAATCCTCGCCATATCCCGTCTCCCGCGTCCGCCGCAGCCATGCTTGGGAGATGGGCGTCAAAATCTACGATCCAGCCACCCGCCGCGAGATAACTCCCGATGAAGCCCGCGCCGCCGCCTGGGACAAGGCGAGTTACGATCAAAACTACGAGTGCGCCTTCAATGACGAAAGCATGGCGTTACTTACCCATGCCCTCATCGCCGCTTGCGAATACCCGGACGCCATAAGTGGCGAGTGCCAAATCTGCTCCCAGGATTGGGCCCCCGGCACCCTCCACTTCCTCCGCTCCTGCAAAGGCCCCCTCGGCGTCGGCCTCGATGTCGGCCGCACCCGCGATATCACCGTCATCGCCATTGGCGAAAAGCTCGGCGGCATCCTCTTCACTCGCGCCGTTCTCCGCATTAGTAACACGCGCCTCCCGCAGCAATTGGATCGTCTCCGCCCCATTCTCCAACTGCCTAACTTCGGCCGCCTATGTGGCGACGCCACCGGCCTCGGCCTTGGCTTGGTCGAGTTCGCCCAGGAGCTATGCGGCCCTTATCGCGCCGAGGCCGTCCAGTTCGCCGCGCGCGAGAAGCGTTCCATCAATGGCATCCGCCAGGACGACTCCGCATTGGTCACCGAACTTATGGCGCTCGACTTACTCGGGTTATTCGAGAGCAGCGCCATCCGCATCCCCTGCGAGCCCGCACTCCGCGAGAGCCTCCGAAAACCCGCCCGCGTCACAACAGCCAGCGGCGTCCGCATCGCCGCGTCCCGCGACGAAGCCGGCCACGCCGACGAATTCTGGAGCATCGCCCTCATGGCCCGCGCCCTCAAATCCAGTCCCACCCAATTCGCCTTCGAAACTCCCGAAGATTTCCCCGCCCGCAAACTAACCACCTTCTAGCCTGCCGAAACCAGCGATCGACGCATTGCCCGCTCCATAAGTCCCATAAGTCCCATTAGTCCTATAAGTCCCATCTGTCCCATCTGTCCCATCTGTCCCATCTGTCCCATTTTCCGCCGTTCACTCTCTAAACACAAAAACCCAATCTTGAACTCCACCGCCACACTCTCAACCCCGCGTCCCGCCTCCTCCCGCCGGAGCCCAAAGACGGAGTCGCTGATCACCGCCGACGTCGTCCAGCTCGCGCTCCGATCCCGCTTCAATCCCCTTCGCGGCCTGACTCCGCCGCTCCTCTCCGTTTATCTCGATAACTTCATGCTCGGCTTCGTGGCCTACGCCGCGCTCGTCTGGGACCAATTGGAAAAGCGCGACGACGTCATCCGCAACGTCGCCAGCAAGCGCAAAAAAGCCGTCGCCAAGTTCAAGCGCAGATCCTTCCAGCGCGATCAAAGCCCCGAAGCCGAGGCCCACGCCCAGGCCCTCGATGAATTCTACGATAACATCACCGTCGTCAATGCCCTCGACCAGAACGAGACCGGCGGCATGCCGCTCCTCATCCGCCAGATGATGGATGCCGTCGGCAAATACTATGCCGTCCACGAAATAGTCTGGCAGCCAGGGTCGGTGAGCGGCGGCAGTAATGTACTTACCGCCGAACTCCGCTTCGTCCCCCTCTGGTTCTTCGAGAACCGCTCCGGCCGCCTGCAATTCCTCAAGCTCCCGCTAGGCGGTGCAAACGGCGAACCCCTGGAGCCAGGCGGATGGATGATCACCAAGGGCGACGGAATCATGGAAGCCTGCTCCATCGCTTACATGTTCAAGAACATGGCGCTCAAGGATTGGGTAAGTTACAGCGATAAGTACGGCTCCCCCGGCGTTCTCGGCCAGACCAATGCCGCAAAAGGGAGCGAAGCCGGTGAAGCCCTCAAGGCCGCAGTCGCCAGCTTCGGCCAGAATTGGTCCGGCGTCATCTACGGCGCCGATGGCTCCATAAAGGAACCTATCTCGATAATTACCGCCCGCGGCGAAGGCACCCTCCCCTTTCCGGCCCTTGTCGAGCGCGTGGATCGCGCGATGGCCTCGCTCTGGCGCGGCTGCGATCTCTCGACCCTTTCCGCCGATAACAAGGGCGCAAGCCTCCAGCAGGACGAAAGCGACATCCTGCTCGAGGACGACGCTGCCATGATCAGCGAGACCCTCCAGCTCTACATAGATCGCTGGGTCATCTGGCAAAAGTTTGGCGTCAAGCCATTGGCTTACTCCCGGATAGTAGTCCCCGAGTCCAAAAATGTAGCGCTCGACCTTCAGGTGGACCAACTCCTCCTCCGCGCCGGCGCCCGCCTCGGCGAGCGCGAGCGCCTCGAATACTACGGCCGCCCGCTCATCTCCGATGACGATCTGCCCCTCCACAACCCCGCCACCATCATGGAACGCATCCAGGATGCCACAAAGGATCAATCAATCCCCACTGAAATTCTAACAACCTAATCCCCAGAGTTACTGAATGATCGAAAAGCAACCTGGCCCTCTTATGTCTCTCTATAAGTCCCATTCGTCCTATCAGTCCCATAGGTCCCATCCTCCGAAAGAGCATCACAGTTCCGCTTCACCACACCGTCACCCAATCACCCACTTATGAACATACTCCACCTCGCAAACGAAGCCCGCTCCGTAGCCGTAACCCTGCTGCTACCCAACCAACTCTCCCCGCAATTACCGGGACAGGAACATTGGGTCCAGCTCTCCCCCTTCGGCGATTTCGGGAACACCACCGGCAACTCCCGCGTGATCCAGCGTTTCCGCAAGGAAGACGCCACCCAAATCTGCGCCGATTTCAACGCGCCGCTCCGCCGCGTAACTCAACCCCTCGGCATGCCTTTCTACATTGGTCATCCCGATCATCCCCGATTCAAGGGTCAGCCCGGCCACGAGGACACCCGCGCCTATGGCCGCGGCAAGGAAATGCAGGTGCGCCATGACCCGGCATGCCCGGCCTGCGCTGCCTTTGCCAATGCCCGCGACATCGCCGCTCCCTGCCAGGATCACGGCCTCTTTGTAAGGATGCATTGGAATGACGAGGGCGCCCGCCTCATCGGCAATGAAAGTTTCCACGGCCACAGTGTCAATTGGGCCGCCATCCCCGATGGCATGGAAAACGGCGTGCAGGTCTTTCGCCCCGTCCGCGTCAAGAGCGCCGGCTTCACCAACGAACCAAACATCCCCGTCCGCCCCGCCTCGCTAAGTAACTCCGCCGACACAAGCGACGACGAACAACAGCCGGTACAGTATACTGTCCCGCCAAGGCTCAAACTGATCGCCGGCTTCAAGGAAGACGACGAGGTAACGATGGACGAAGTTATCGCCGCGCTCGAGAAAGCCCGTCCCGTCGATAAGGCCAACGAAGCCACTCGCGCCGAACTCGAGCGGCAACTTGCCGATGAACGCCGCGCCCGGGCCACATCCGTTGTCGATGGCCTTGTGAAGGAAGGCCGTGTAGTTACCAAAGACCGCGCCGGCTGTATCGAGCAGTTATGCAATGCCGGCGGCCAATTCGATAACAAGGTCGCCGAACTCGGGAACGCCCGCCCAGCAATCAAGACGCAGGCCAGGTCAAGCGGCCTTGCCGGCCAGCACGCAAAGGTCGTCGAGGGAGAACGCGAGCGCACCGTGCGCCTTCAGGAACTTATGGATCTGCGCCAAAAGGATTTCCCAAACGAGACCTACGAAGACCGCTTCCGCGCCGTCGCCAATTCAAACGAAGGCGCCCATCTCTTCGCCCAGATGCAGCGCTCCGGCTCCGAGGAATAAACATCACTCACCTTGCCGTTTCGTCCCGCCATCGCGGGTCGGGAGGGCAGCAAACCAACAAACAAACATAGGAGATACAAACCCCATGATCCACTCGATCATCGCCGGTCCCGCCATTGCGGGATTGCTGCTCATCCTGGCCGCCGCATGGACTGGCCTCAAAAGCAGCCCAACCACCCGCAGTTCCCGCGTAATGGCCTTCCTGGCCAATAACGCCATCCTTGTCAACATCACGCCAAAGGGCCGCGCCACCGCGGTCGCCGACGCCGCCTTTACAAGCCGGTACCTCATCGCGAAACGCGGCGCCTATTATTACAGCATCGCCATCGCCGGCCAGGGAGATACCCCGTACGGCGTCGTGCCCGATATGACGCCCACCACGGACACGGACCTCAGTTATCCGCTCCCCGTGAACATCCTGGGCCTCAATGAGGACACCGAGCGCATGATCTGCTCCGGCGCTATCGCCATCGATCAGCTCATCACCACCGATGCCGCTGGACAGGTGCGCGCGCTGCCCTCCGCCGCCGGCACTTACTGGGTGCTCGGCAAAGCCAAAACCTCAACCGTCGCACAGGGCGATCAGGTGGAAGTTATCCCCTGCTTCCCCTACCAGGCCACCGTCGCCTGATTCATCAACCAACCCAACACATAACTATTCATGAAAAAGCACTTACCCCGGAAGCAACTCCGCGTATGTCCTACACGGACTTCCGTAAACATCACTCCGCCGCCCTCGCCAGGCTCGCAAAAATCGAAAGCGAACCAATCGCCCTCCTCGCCAATGAAGGCGCGGCCATCCAGCCCGGCGCGGTCTATCTCGCCAATGAATCGGTCTTCACCCAGCAATACTTCGACGAGCCGCTCACCAATTACGCGGTGGGCTGGCGCGATCCGAATAACATCGAGGAGACCCTCGAGTTCTTCGCTCCCAGCGTGCCGGTCCCGCGCCGGTTCACTTATAAGTCGTGGACGAACATCGAGGAGTTCCTTTCCGAAGGCACTTACGATGACCTCCGCGCACTCGGCGGCGAATTCCCGACCGTCATCTATACCGGCACCGAAGTCCACGCCCGCACCGATAACCGCGGCCTCCGCATCCGTGTCGATATGGACGACGTCGCCGATCCCGACAGCGCACTGGCCGGTGGCATCCCTGCCTTCCAGGCGCGCGTCGTCGAGAAGCTCAAGCGCCGCATCCTGCGCAACTCCCTGCGCCGCGCCATCACCGCCCTCTCCGCGGGCGCCGTCAATACCGCGAAGACCTGGAATGGCACCGCCGGCCAGGACCCGGATAATGACGTCCTCCAGCAACTCGTCTCCGCGGCCACGCAATCCGGCATTCGGCCGAATCGCGTCGCATGGGGCGACACCGCATGGTCCAAGCGCGTCCTCACTCACCGCGCGCAAAACGACGCCGGGGGCTACGCCAGCGCGGGACTTACTCCGGAGCAGGTCGGAATGTTCCTGACCGTCCAGCCATACGTCAGCCGCGAGCGTTTCTCCGCGGCCGGCGCCGGACTGGCCGAAGTCGTTGGCAATCTCGTCTTCATGTTCTACGCCCTCGCCGGCCAGGACACGGAGGACCCGTCCAATATCAAGCGCTTCTATAGCATGACCGACAGCGGCGGCCCGTGGCGCGTCTATGTCCAGCAGGTTACCAGCAAGCTCATCGATATCACCGTCGAGCATTACGAGAAGATCGTCGTGACCAGCCTGCTCGGTATCAACCAATTCACCATCAGCTAAGTACGGGAAAGGATGAAGGCGAAGGCGGGAGAGCATCCCCTTTGCCCGCCTTCCCTTCATACCTTCCATCTCAATTCCCATGTCTAACTGGACCTCCATAACTATCGATACGCTCAAGGCCGCGGGCCACTCCGCGATTATCGATGCCGCCCAGACAGCCGGCATTGGCGGCGTCGATCCTGTCGCCGAATCCATATCCGATGCCGTATCCCGCGTCCGCGCGGCCTGCTCGACCGGCAATCAACTCGACTCCGATACGACGACGGTTCCCAATAGCGTCAAAGCTCTCACCGTCCGCTTCGCATTGTTCGCCCTGATGGAGCGGATCAATTACCCCCTCAGCGAGGACCAGCGCGATACCCGCCGCAATGATAATAACTCGTTGGTTCGTATAAGTGCCGACAAGTTACGTTTCGAACTCCCCGATAACCCCGCCGGCGATGCCGAAATGCAGATCGGTACAGGCATCGACACAATTACGCGGACCAACCGCGAACACTACACCCGCCGCGCGATGGATGGTCTGCTATGAGCCTTCAACGTTTCCAGCTCGATCTTGCCGCGCGCCTCGAGTCCGCGCCGGTCTTCGCGAATATCCCCGTCCTTGTGTTCCGCCCAAGGGCGGCGCAAACCGCCACGGAGATCCAGGACCGGATAAATGCAGCCCTCGGCGCCATCACTCCGCTCAACGGCAAGGCGGGCCTTTGCGCCACCGTCCTCATGCCGATTGTAAGTACGGAAAAGCAGGAGTTGCCCGGTCCTTATCTCCACCTCCAATGCAAAATCCGGGTCCAGGAAAACGTGATCGTGAATATGGGATCAAACGGTACGCAAATCCCTTGCGAGGACGCCGCGGTCGCTGTCGCGCAATCTCTCCACCTATGGACTCCCGGCGGCACCGCCGGCATCGTACGCGCAGCCCTCGAAACGATCCGCCCAAACCTGGAGATCAAGGAATTGGTATCTTACGAGGTATTGGTCGAAAGCGAACTCGACATTGAATCCCTTGCAGGCACCTCCCAGCCCTTCATCAGCGCAACCGAAGGCCAGGTATCAATTAGCTGCTCCGACCCCGAAGCGGACATCTATTACACAATCGATGGCTCAATGCCATGGCCGGGCAACGATACCTATTCGAGCACGGCAATCCTTTACAGCGCACCCTTCACTCCCAACACAGGCACATTGGTCCGCGCAGCCGCCTACAATACTGCATTACTCGGCTCCGACATCACCTGGCTGCAGTTGTAACCATTTTCCAACACCACCCACCGTATGAGCATACCCTTATCCATCCACGGCCCCGCAGTCGTCATCTTCAACGGCGTCACTTACTATTTTAAATCCGGCCTGAAGGTCTCCGTCAAACGAACCCGCGCCAAAATCGAAGTGGACGCCTTCGGCCAAATCGCCGAGGTCGCAAAGGATTGCATCGTCGAATTCACCGGCACGCCGTCCGGATCGATCCGCGCCGCCGACCTTGCGGCCCAGATGCCCTACCTCCCGTCCCAGATTGGCCAAAGCATCTTTGGAACCGCCGATGTACCCCTGGTAGTACAAACCATCAATGATGGCTCCAGCATCCTTTGGCAACGCGGCGCCATAAGTAAATACGCTCCAATCCTCCTGAGCGCTGCTCACGGCACAATTTACAAAGGGGACATGACCTTTTGCTGCCTGATGGCAAGCAGCTTCACCCCAACCGCTGGCCCCGCATGGAAGAACATCACCTCATCAGCGTTCACAGACACGACTTTCGACTCTTCCAAGGTCCGCATGGCGCAGTACGCCGCCGCATGGGGAGCGGAAGCTCCCTACAACTCCATGCTCTCGCAAGACGGCTTCCTCCTGTCCCCAATTGTCACCACCGAAAATATCCCAGTCGATAACTATGGCATCATCGATATTGCATTGAAATCCGTAACCGGCATCGCGCAGTTCAAGCCGGCGAATCTTACCGAGGCCCAGATCGATACCCTCATC